AAACCCGAAACGGTTGTTGTGACGTGCAAAGCACGTAAATCACACTATGACAACAAGGGCAAGAAAGTCACTGACGAGGCGGAGCAACCGATATGCGTTGAAATACCGACAAAGGTGTCTGACGTAAACAAAGCGGCGGAAATGTTGGGTAAATACTACGCATTGTTCACAGACAAATTAAACGTTGACGGTGATATGGACTACAGCATTAAAATTGATTACGGTGGTGAGGACGAATGAACAACATAACAGTACCGTTCAATCCGATATTCAAGCCTGTACATCAATGTAAAAAGCGTTATGTTGTAATGAAAGGCAGTGCCGGAAGTGGCAAGAGCGTTGATACTGCACAACTGTACATATTGCGTTTAATGCGTGACAAGGGACGTAATCTTGTATGTGTGAGAAAGTCCGATATAACAAACCGTGACAGTACGTTTGCGGAGCTTGAAAGTGCCATAAACCGTATGGGCGTTGGCAGAGCGTGGCGAGTTACGCAAAGTCCGTTGTCGTTCACCTGTATAAACGGCAACAAGATTATATTTCGTGGTGTAAACGATAACAAGCAACGTGAAAAGCTGAAATCAATCACATTTGCAAACGGTAAATTGACAGATGTATGGATTGAAGAGGCTACGGAGCTTGTGCAACAGGATTTTGAAATTATAGATGACCGTTTGAGAGGTGAACTCCCCGACGGTCTTTTTTATCAGATAAAATTGACATTTAACCCTGTATCGTCAAGTCACTGGATAAAGAAAGTGTTTTTCGATATACAGGACGATAACGTCTTAACGCATCAAAGCACATATTTAACAAACCGATTTTGTGATGAGGCGTATCGACAACGTATGTTACGACGTAAAGAGGTTGACCCTGAGGGCTACAGGATTTACGGCTTGGGCGAATGGGGCGAAACAGGCGGATTGATATTCTCAAATTATCGCATTGAGGAATTTGAAACAGATATGAGCCGTTTTGACGCTATGGCGATAGGACAGGACTTCGGCTTTAATCACGCAAATGCTATATTGACGTTAGGCTATAAGGACGGCGATATTTACGTTTGTAATGAACTGTATGTACACGAAATGGATACGACCGAAATTATCACTAAGGCTGACGGTAAGTTCAGTAAAAGTCTTGCAATGTGGTGCGACAGTGCAGAGCCGGACCGTATAAAAATGTGGCGAAAGGCAGGCTATCGAGCAAGGGCAGTTGTTAAAAATCCGAACAGCATACAATCGCAGATTGACTGGTTAAAAGGCAGAAAGATACATATTCATCCGTCTTGCGTGAATGTAATCAAAGAGATACAGCAATGGCGTTGGCGAGTTGATGAAAAGTCGGGCGAATATACGGACGAACCTGTCAATGTATTTGATGACGCAATGGCGGCACTGAGATACGGCGTTGAGAGTTGGCGCAAGGATAAGAAAGCTAAAATCTATTCAAGAGAGGAGTACGGAATATGATAATTGATGAAGATATAGTCGCAGGCGGTGTGACACCGTTTATCATAACGAAATTGATTGAACGACACGAGCGAGAGCGACAGAGATACCGATTATTGCACGATTACTATATGGGCGACCACCGCATTTTAAACCGCAGAAAAAGGGGCAAAAACGTGGCAAACAACCGCATAATGTGTAATCACGCAAAGTACATAACGGATATGACACAGAGTTATCTTGTCGGCAATCCTGTAACGTATGCGGTGTCGGACGAATACGATATTGAGGCAATCAAAAACGAATATTTGGAACAGGATATGCCGAGTGTTGACAGTGAAATTGTAAAGAATATGAGCATTTACGGCAAAGCATATGAACTGATTTATGCAGACGAAAAAAGCAAGCCGAGAAGTGTCCGATTGGATCCGGAGCATACATTTGTATGTTACTCACAGTCGGCATTTGAAAAGCCGTTGTTTGCGGTGTATTACTACAAGAAATACGACCTTGACGGCTACTGCACAGGCAGTATTTGTCGTGTGTATGACGAATCGTTTATATATACATACACAGGTCTTGACAGCTATACGGCATTGTCATTGCAAAATGTTGAACCACATTACTTTTTCGATGTGCCGATTATTGAATACAGAAATAATACGGAAATGCAGGGCGATTTTGAACAGTTGATAACACAGATTGACGCATACAATGTGTTGATGTCAGATAGAATTAATGACAAAGAGCAATTTGTTAATTCGCTGTTGTTTTTGTGTAACTGCGACCTTGACACCGAACAGGCAAAAAAATTATTGGTAGAACGCATTTTGATGGGTGACGGCGACGCAAAAGCGGAGTATCTGTCAAAGGTGCTGAACGAGGCTGATACAAAGGTGTTGCGTGACGACATCAAGGACGATATACACCGTCTGTCACACGTTCCCGATTTGTCGGACGAAAGTTTCGGCAACAATTTGTCGGGTGTGGCGATAAAGTATAAGCTGTTGGGATTTGAACAGCACGTCAAGAACAAAGAACGTAATTTTGCTAAGACATTAAGAAAACGTTTAGAGATTTACAACAATTTCTTAGTGACATTAAACGCAATGAAAGAAGTGCCGTCGCACAGAGTTGATATAGGATTTACATATAACTTGCCTGCAAACGAACTTGAAATAGCACAGATGATTAATTACCTCAAAGGTCTTGCGTCTGACGAAACATTATTAGAGCGTTTGCCATTCATCACAGACGCAAAGGAAGAAGTTGAAATTGCACGCAGAGAGCAAGCGGAAAAGTCCGCCGAAGATATGCGTATCGCAGAAATTTCGGCAAGGAAAGTAAACTACAATGAAGAGTAAGGCATATTGGGTAAAACGTGCCGTTGAAGTTGAAACATATTTACAATCGCAAGCGGACAGCGTTAAGGACGGTGTAATTAAGGCATATGAGCGAGCAATCAAGAATGTAAACAATGATATTGAGAAAACGTTTAAAGCCTATATTTCAACCGATATACCCGAAAAAGAGGCACGTCGGCTGATGAGTATAGCCGACAGCGACAAACAGTACGAAGAACTGCTTGAACTGTACGACGAAACAGACGACAAGACAGTCAAAAAGGAAATTCTAAACCGCATAAATGCACAGGCATATGGTGCGAGAATTAGCCGATTAGAGGGACTGAAACGTAATGTATATATTTACTTTAGGCACGTTGCAAACGAGGCTATAAAGGAGCAAAAGAAACTGTATGACAGTGCGGTAAAGACGGCGTATTATACGAATATTTTTGATACCGCACAAGGTTTAAACTGCGGTATTGATTTTCCACTTGTACCGCAAAAGGCGGTTAATAAAGTGTTAAGTGAGCCGTGGCACGGTCACAACTACAGCGAGAGAGTGTGGATACATAACGACAGATTTATACAGGCAGTCGGACAGACGATTGAGGACGGTATAATCAGCGGTCACAGTGTAAGCCGTATGACCGACAAGCTGATTGATTACGTCAAAGATACTGCACCGGGTGGAATACGAACATCAGCCGAAACGCTTGTGAGGAGCGAAACGGCGCATTTTATGAACCAAGGTCAAAAGATGGCGTATGAGGAAATCGGTATAAAACAGTATCGTTTTGTTGCGGCACTGTCTGAATTGACGTGTGACAGGTGCGGAAGTCTTGACGGTAGCGTGTTTGATACCGACAAAGCCGTTGAGGGCGAAAACTTCCCACCGATACACCCACGTTGTCGGTGTGTTACGATTATGGCAGACGTGAATTTGACAAGTCGTATTGCACGCGATCCGCTCACTGGCGAAAATTACAAGGTTGACGGAAGTATGACGTTTGACGAATGGAAAAACAGTTTGTCGGACGAACAGAAAAATGCGTTAAAATATGTTGCAAATAGTGAAAAACGTGGTATAATAAAGGTAGATAAAGATACATTGAAAGTATCTACGGGCGGAAGAAGAAACGAGAAAAATCTTTCACAGGAACAAATAGACAGCATTAAAGATTATGCGGTTTCTTTGGGTATGCCAAGAGAACGTATTTATTATGTTGATTATGATTGTACAGCATATGGCTCTTTAGCGGACGTTTTACGAATTGGAACTGATGTATATCCGTCAGAGAAAAAGCAATCCAATCCAAACAGTAATGTTTCTATGAAAGGTGCCATAGCTCACGAAATAATCGGACACCGTGCGGCATTTTTGAACGGAAAGACGCAAAGTGATGATATTTTAGAAGAAGTGCAGGCGAGTTTGAGGGCGGCAATATTAACACCCAATTTATCAAACAGCGAAAGAATGGTACTCGCAAGGGACGGGGTATATAGATTACATAAAACGGGTAAAAAATTAAAAGACGTACGAAATTTATTGTATTTGGAGTGATAGTTATGTGTGAAATAATAAATGTTCAAAAAATAAACAATCAATTTATTGTGGATTGCACTCCGTGCAAGGAAGATTTTACGAATGCGAAACTATTGCAAATCATCAATAAGCATAAGCAAGTATATACGACAAAAGAGTTTAAAGTTGAAAAAACAAGAGGGTGCTTTTCAAAAGGTGGCTCACCGTGGATTGTACTACAAAATATTCCTGATGGTTTTGTGGATAAAGGCAATGAGATAATTTTCAGATAAAAATAACTAAATATACGCAAAAGCACGTTTTCGGACGTGCTTTTTTGATACACTGAAAGGCGGTGATAGTGTGAGAGTAGGCACAACATACACATAGAAAGGAATGGTGATCCGATTATCTCCCTGTTAGACGTGGGGTTATACGTCTTATTTTTATACAATTTTTCAGAAAGGAATGATTTGAATGGCAGATACAGCAGAGCAAACAGAAAATCAAGAGCAAGAGAAGTCCACAGAGCAGAAGTCCACAGAGCAGAAGTCAACCGAACAAAAAGACGGCGACAATCAAAAGGCGATTGACGAAGCGATAGCTAAGGCGAAAGCGGAGTGGGAAAAGGAACTTGAGCAAAAGCTAAAGGACGCTGAAAACGAGGGCATGAGAAAAGCCAAGTTGACAAACGAGCAAAGAAAAAAAGAGGACGACGACAAGGAACGAGAAGAATTTGAAAAAGCAAAGGCAGAGTTTGAACGTGAAAAAATCGTTGCATATGCCGAAACGGAACTTGCCAAAGTCGGACTGTCCGCCGAGATTGCAAAGTACATCATAGCAGAGGACAAGGATAGCACAAAGGCGGTTATTGACAAGATAAAAGAAAGCTATGACAAAGATGTACAAGCAGGTGTTACCGAGCGTTTAAAGGGAAAAACACCGAATTTAAACGGTGGCAGTGGCGGTCACAACACAGGCAGTTTTATGGACATAATCAGAGAAAATCAGAGATAAGGAGTGAAATAAATGGGTTATTTGAAAAATGAATTGACAGGCTTTGTGCCTGTCGAGCAAGCAACAGACATCATCAAAATGGTGACAAGGGGTTCAAGTGTTTTAAGAATGGCGAAAGTCGAGGAAATGAAACACGAGAAAAAGAAGTTTAACGTACTTACAGACGGTCCGGGTGCTTACTGGGTCGGTGAGGGTGAAAGAATTAAGACAAGCGGTGCTACTTGGATTCACCCTGAAATCGAGGCTAAGAAGTTAGCCGTTATTATTCCGGTAACAAAAGAAAAGTTGGAAGATACGACTATCAGCGTATTTGAAGAACTAAAGCCAGAAATCGCAGAGGCATTCTACAGAGCGATTGACGCGGCGTGCATTTTCGGTACAAATTCACCGTTCAAGACAAACATTATGAACGCTATCGACAGTAAGCATATGGTTGTTACAGACAACGCAAATATTGATATTGCTATGTCTGACGCAATGTCGATGATTGAAGAAAACGGCTATGACCCGTCGGGATTTATCGGTCGTATCGGTGTTAAGAATATGCTGAGAAAATTGCGTGACGCAAACGGCGCACCTGCATATGTCAACGGTACAACAGGCGGTGAGCTGTACGGTCAGCCTATCGAATTTGTACGTAACGGTGCGTGGGACAATAAACGTGCCGATATTATCACAGGTAACTTCAAGTATGCCGTTGTCGGTATGCGTGCAGGTATCAACTATGAAATTCTTACAGAGGCAACACTACAAGGCACTCTTGACAGTGACGGTAAACCGCTATCACTTGCCGAGCAAGATATGGTTGCAATCAAGGCTACTATGCGTTTAGGTTTCCTTGTTGTCAAGGACGACGCATTTGCCGCATTTAAGAACGGTGTTCCGACACTCGGCGAATTGACAGTTGAATCGGTTGCAGGCACAACAGGCAACACCGTTATTACGGTATCGCCAAAGCCTATCGGCGGTCACAAGTTGGTTTACAAGGCTGCCGCAAGCACCGCTCCAAGTGTTGCGTATGACGACGATTTGTCGAAGTGGACAGAGTTTAACAACGGTGACGAAATCACTGCGACAAACGGTCACAAGATTACAGTTGCGGAAGTTACCGCAGACGGCAAAGCGAGAAAGTCGGGCAGTGCCGACGTTGTAAGCGGTGAATAATATGGAGCATTTAGGGACACTGAAAATGTTGTTAGGAATAAAGGACGACGAGCAAGACGGCTTGTTGTCCTTTTTGATTAACGACACAATTAATATGATTATGTCTTACTGTCATATTGAGGTTTTGCCCCGTCAGCTTGAAAGTCTTGTTCCGAAGATTGCGGCGGATATGTATAGAATAAAAGGCTACGGGGACAGTAAAAGTCCCGAAGTAGTCAAGAGCGTAAGCGAGGGCGAACGTTCCGTAACATATGCCGAAAATGATAATGATGAGATTTTCAGCAATTATTATAAACGTCTTGACCCGTTCCGCAAACGAAAGGGGCGTGTTCCGAGTGATGTCGGTATTCAGTAGGTTTTATAATAAAGACGTCATAATTGCAGAATACGAGATTGACGACTATACAGGCAAAGCTGAAAAGACGGTATTATCCGAAATCAAAGCCGATATACAACCGTACAGTGGTGGCAGAGCAAGAGAAGAATACGGTCTTGATATAGAATGTCAAATGCGTATGTTCTGTGATATGTCGGACGATGTAAATGTCGGCAGTAAGGTTGAATATGACGGCGATATATACGATATAACATATGTGCAGAAATGGGACAGCGGTTTGGTAGCAATGCTTGAGAGGAGTAGGCTGAAATGAATTTTTCAATCGAGGGGATAGACGACGTTGTTGACAAGCTGACACAGTATGCGTCGGGCGATAAAATACAGCGAGGTTTGGCAATGGCGGGTGAAGTCGTAAGAGCGCACGCAGTGGCAAACTGTCCTGTTGCAACAGGGCGATTAAAAGGCAGTAT